GTGCAATCTCGGCCCAGTATTGTGCAATGAGTTCGTTCATGTTATTGTGCTTCTTCGACCTTCCAGTATGGCTGATCGTGATGTGAGTTGTGCAAGGTAACAAACCAACCGCCAAGTCGTGGCGTATTAAAACCTTTCTCGGTCGCCCAACCAGCAAAGCGGTCGCCGAGCATCTTGTAGCTGCCGAGCTGCAGATGGTGAACGCTGTCTTGATACAGCTTACCAAAGCGGCTGATGCGGTCCGAGGTGATAGGTACGTGCCACTTCTGATGCGTATGCCCGCGCACGATCAAGCTGGCGTCCTTGAATTGCATTTGGTCAATGTCGACACGCAGCACACCTTTTGACCGTGGTGCGTTGCCGCCCATGCCGTGGTGATAGTGCACAAACGTCGAGCTGCGACGCTTGCCTTTGGCATAAATCTGCATCCACAACCAGCCAGAGTAACCAGCGACGGTGATGTTGCCACCGTTCTTGTTTACGATGTATGCCACACGGTCAAGCGGGCTGGTGTGCATGCGCTTCTCGATGTTGGTCTCGTGGTTGCCACGGCAGAAAAATTTAATGACGTCTTTGTACTTAGTCAGAAACTCGGCGCTGTCTTCGATGACGTCGTCGAGGTACGTGATGCTTTTGTACTCCGGTCGGATGTCGCTGTAGCTGGAGCGCGGATCCCACTTGCCGCCCATGAGGTCAAACCAGTCGCCAAAAATGAACACAGGCGTATTGGTTCGCTTGGCTTCATCGAGGTGCCTGCGCAGCATCACGCGGTCGCATTTTACGCTGTCATAGTGGACGTCAGAAATAAACAGCATACGCTGCGGTGCTTGGTCCAGCTTTACGCTGTGGACGGTGCGGCTGATTTGCTCAATCTTCATGAGTACAGCCAAATGACGTCCTCGTCTTTCGTCTCATCACAATCGCAGTGCACGAAACCGTCGCCAAGACCTATCCTGTGAAAGCCAGCGTCAATCAGTGCGCCGACGATATAGGCACGCTCTCGTGGATTCCTGCAACGAATATCAGCCGCAAGGCCTTTCATATGCGCCGAGTCCTTTACACCTCCAACGGCACGATTGTGAATTTCACTTCTGTACCCACTCGTCACTACAAACGGAATCCCAGCGATTGCGCGAGCACGGTCAAGCATGTCAAGAAACGTGTCATCCATCATGCGCTCACCACTTCCTTTTCCTTCAACAGGACAGTCGAACTCATGATAATTGAAGAATCTCATGATAGGGCTATTGCAATGGCTGCTATTAAGATGATGATGTCAGCTACATCACCTCGACCGTATTGCTTGGCCTTGTATATGATGTTAGCAATCACTGTGGCTAAGATAACATAAATCATTTTTCCTTCTTCTGGATGATGTACCAGTTGTCATCGGTGTGGCCAAGGATGGTGATGCCGTCATACGCTCGATTGAAATCGTATGTACTGGCGCCGTCAATGGTCGTGCCTGTGTCGCCGCTGTCGGGTTGCAGCGTCACGTAGCTGTTTGCGCTGATGGTGGCGTCACTATGGAACTGGATAATGCGGCCATAGCTCTCTGCAATCGGCGGCAATGTAATATCTGTTTTACCGTTTCCGCCTGACCATGTGTTTACAATATGCAGGTCCTCATCATTAACAGTAAAGGTCCGCCCGTTTATATGTGTCATAGTTCGGTTTACGCGCTGGTCACGGCTGCCGTAGTTCCTGCGACCAAGACCGACGTAATCACTCAGCTCGTTCATACTACGCGCTGAGATACCAACAGGTGTATCACCTGATGTGTCGTGAATGGCTGGACCATCCTCAAATGCGGTCGTCACGTTCGTCGTATCGCGATCAACACGGAACGCCTCGACTTGCGTATACACTGGCCGCGCTGTAAACGTCAGCTCGAACAGTGCGTAATCGCCTGCAAAATTTGTGGTGTTGTCGTCGATGACTTGCCACATGTGAATTTCGCTGCCAAATATCTCGCCGCGCTGTATCGGTGTAGGCTTGTCCTGTCCAGCTAATACCTCCTGCACGCCGAGCCTGTGAATGCCGATGCCTGTAGTCGTATGGTTGAGCGACTGCCATGCCGATGTCGGCACGTAATCCGAGCCAACCAGCACACGCAGCACGCCGATGCTGTTGGCGCTGTCCTCGTCACCGATTATGCACTCGCCTTGGTCTACGTCGAAGCGTGCCGCCTCGCTGTTAGTGGCTGTAAACACTACGGTGTCACCGTTACCGCCTTGGCTGTACACGTCGCCGCGCAAGTTGGTGATGCCGTAATCGCCATCCGTAACTAGTGCAGCTTCGTTGTTGCCGTCGTGATCGCGTCCAAAGATTTGCACCGAGATGTCCAGCCCAGTTTCATCCGTCGCAATTGGTGGCGACTGGATAAAGAAAGGTATCTGCACAAAGGCGTCAACGGCTTCGTCAAACGGTGCGCTGACTATCTCGTAATAATTTAGCGACGTTTCCCATGTAGCTTCTTCATAAACGTGCCCAGTGTATTGCTGCTGATCTCCAGTGTACCCAAAGAAATACGTGATGTTGTCGTCGTCAAACGTGGCATTTCGCTTGAGGTAATACTGGCCGCATTTGATGGTGAACCGCAGCATAACGCGGCCGATGTTCGTGACACCAGCTGCAGAGCCATCGCCCTCGCGATCGTATCCAAAGTTTCCGCTGACCGCAATGACGGTGTCGGTCGGATAGTCGATGTCCGTGTCGCTCAGTGTAGTGCCAAATTCCGCCTCCGTATGTAACGGATCAGAGATGACAGGCAGGTTGCCATCGTAGCGCCGCGTGCGTCGGACCGTCTTAGCTGGTGCTAGATACGTGTATTCGTAGCCGTTAAGCCTGTTGAAGGTGCTGTCAAAGTCCTTGTCAGCTGTCAAGCTCTGCTGCGTGATGGCTGTGCCGTCTTTTTGCGCACCTTCAACCGTAAGCGTCTGGCTGTACTTCTGTGCGCCTAACGGCAGGAACCACCACTTTCCTTCTGCTTGAAAGATGCGAGCATTGAAAGCACGCGCAATATCGTTGAGGACTTTGTAGGTGTCGTAGTATTCATTTTCACCGTCTTGTGGATTGTACAGCTCGGCGTGCTTGATACGGCAGTCCTCCAGCTGGTTGCTGCCTGTATAGTCGCTGCTGTCAAAGTCATTGATGTAGTACAAGAAATCATCCGTGCTCCACAGATGCGTGGCGCGTGTCTTGTTCAGGCAGTTCAGCAGGTGATCAACTACGCTCACGTTGCCTGTGTATGCGCTGCCTGCGTTGTTGTACTTGATGCTTTGCAAGTTGCCAAGGTCGTCCGAGGCGGTCAGCGTGTTCTGAATCGGTGTAGCATCGTATGGTCGCACTACCTGCTCAGGCAGCAGCACGCCGCCCCACCAGAAATCATCCGTGCCGTCAGGGTCTTTGCGGATGCTGACGCTAAAGCGTACCTCTACGTTCTGCGCCAGCAGGTTCATGAATGTCTCATGCGCTGTTGACGTCTCTGTCAAGGTGAACGATACCTCGCTACCGATGACGGGCTGGTATCGGTCTTCGTTGTTGCCGCTGTATCGCAGCACAAAACCGTCAGCGCCTAGGTTGAACTCGACCGCGCTGCCAACGTAATCGCTGTCATGGATATTGAGGCGCCAGTCGGTGCCTTGGTCGTCAGTAAACTCTGCAAACAGTCGGATCGGGTCAGCCATCAGAATCCTCTTACTCGGTTTCGGTCAATTGCATTGCGCTCGCTGGTCAGCAAGATGTCGCGTCCAGAAATGCGGCCAGTAACCTGCACCTGCGTGGCGCCCATCATTTCCTGCAGGCGGTCCAGCGGTGCAACCACCTCGGGGTTGATGTTGCTGGTGCCTGCGCCTTCGCCGACCATTGCAAGCGATGCACCTGTGAACAGTCCGCCGTCCGCCATCATCGGTAAACCAAAACCGCCAGCGAGGAAATACTTCAGTCCTGCCTTGCCGCCTGTTATCTCTGCAACTCCTGTAGCTCCTCCAGTCAAGGCTGCAAGCACAAGGAACACAGCAGTCAACGCCGCAGCTTGTACAGCAATCTGCTTCAGTGTGCTGATCATAGTTTCGCGGAAGTTAAAAGTGCCCTCAATCATTGAAGCAAACACGCCTTGAAAAGCGCTCTGCAAACTGAAAGCAAAGTTGGCCACGCTCTGCTCGAACTCATTTAGGCCTTGCGCAAATTCGGTGACACCTTGCTTGAGCTTTTGCAGCTTTGGCTCAACTCCATCGTCAATGACTTGCACGGTCAGCGGCTCCATGGCTGTCATGTACGAGGCCTGCACCCTTTGCATTGCTTGCTCCGTTGCTGTGGCCGCTGCTACGGCTGTGCTGGCTTCGTCTGCAAACTTCTGCTCCACACCTGCAAGCATGCCTTGCATCTTCTGCAGCTGTTCGTTGGCTGCTTCGTATGCTGCGTTCGCTTCTTTCTGCTCCTTGATAGCCTTGCCGCCAAACTTCTCCGCAATCTTGTCCTTGGCGTCTTTCTCTGCCTTCAGCAAATCGACCAGCTTCTGCTGGTTATCAATGGCCGATTCGATGTTGCGCTTTTGCTCCGCAAGCGAAAGGTCCTTGTTCGCTTCTGCCAACTTATCAATAGCCGTGACTGCGTCATCGGTCTTGCTGTTCATCAGAATCAAACCGCCGACGACCAATCCAATACCAGTGGCCACAATTGCAAATGGGTTGGCCATCATTGCCACGTTCAGCGCAAGAAACGCGGTCCGTGCTAACTGCAAGCCGCTGATAAACTGCGGCACGATTACAAGCAGCGGTCCAATCGCAGCAGCTACAGCAGCAATTTGTAGCGCCAGCTTCTTGCTTTCTGGCGTCATGGCTTGGATGCGCTGCAGGAATGACGTGAATCCGTCGATCATGTCTTTGACGACAGGCAGCAAGTCTTCTGCAAGCTCGGCACCTGCGAGCTTTAAATTGTCCAGCGCGGTGCTAAATTTACCTGCAGCCGTCTCGCTCAGGCGTTCCATAGCGCCAGCAGCAAAACCGCCCTCCTCGGCAAAACTCTTGAGGACCGTGTTGAACTCCTCTACACTTACACGACCTGCGCCCAGCTTGTCGGCTGGCAAGCCTGTAGCGTCAGCCAAGGCGGTAAAGATTGGGATGCCGCGCTCGGCAAGTTGGTTGAGGTTCTCCAACTCCACCTTGCCCTTGGCATTGACCTTGGCAAAGATGGCGGCTATCTCATCAATGCTGGAGCCTGACGTGGCTGCGATGTCGCCAAGAAACTGCAGTTGCGTGTTCACCTCGTCAATGCCTGTGCCTGATGCAATGAGCTGACGCGCTGACTTAGCCACTGCTTCAATTTGAAATGGCGTCTTTGCTGTGAACTCGTTGAGGTTCTTCATCATTGCAGCAGCCTGCTCTGCGCCGCCTGTCAATGAGATGAACGAAGTCTCCAGTGCTTCGAGGTCTGCAGCGCTCTTGACTGCAGCAAGACCAACACCTGCCAATGGCACGGTCAGTGATCGGGTTAAATCACGACCTATGCGCTTGGTATTACGCCCAAGCACACGCAGCTTTGACATTGATCTGCCAAGTGCTTTATCAAACTGGCCTGTTTTAGCGCCTATCGTTACTATGAGATCGTTCAGCTTTGCCATTCGTCGCGCTCTTTAATTGCTTGTATCAGTTCCTCTTTGGTTAGTTTCTTTGCATTCTGCTTTGGTCGCTCCCAAGGAAACTGCATCATGTCCTTTGGTCGCAATTTACGGCCTTTCCGCAGATGGGGCTGCATGTAAATGGTGGCTAGCCATCTGGTGCGCTCCCACTCAAACCGCTCGGCCATCTCTGCGTTCTCACGGTTCGCCTCCAGCGCTAGGCTTAACTCGCCAAACGTCATGTCCCAAAATGCAGAAGGGGACAGGTGCAGCACACCCATCCCCATCCGAATCACGTCTTGCCATCCTACTGGCTTATCGTTACCGTCTACGCTTTTTTTTGGTCGCTGTATTCACCGAGCACGTCAAAGCATTGTGTGACGTGTGCAAGCGTAATGTGCTCCTCAAATTCCTGCAGCTCCATGTCGAACTCGACACCTTCGAAGTTGCAACCGCACTCCACGCCCACAAAGCATAAGAAAGCGCAGGCCTCGGCTGAGAGCTTCGAAGGATCTGACAAGCTGAACACGTTGACTTTCGCCTTGCGTTCAAACTTCTTGAGCGCCTTCATCGAGTATCGCACTGGGTACTCGTTGCCGTTGATTTCAATCATTAAATAGTGGCCTCAGTTACAGTACCAGTGATTTCAAAAGTAGCGCTGTAGGTAGCTGTGTCCTCAGTGCCGCCTGACTGCTCCAAGCTAGTCAAGAAACCGCTGAAGCTGTACTTCTCATCACCTGATGTGTTGCTGCTGAAAACCAAAGACAATGATGTGCGGTTCTCCCAAGCTGCGTACAAATCAGTGACGTCTTGGTTAGATGCATCTTGGTAGTCAATCAAACCGCTGACGCTTACAGAACCTGATCGCAAGCCGCCGAGCAGCTCACGGTAGCCCGCGCTGTCTTTGGTTGTGATGTCGATGGTCTCCATGTTGAGAGACAGTGAGCAGTCGGTAGCTGCTGCGATGAGCACGTCAGCGGCTGGTGACCCAGTCGTGATGTACACACCCAAATTTGTGCCGTTGAAAATAGCCATGATTATTCGGTGTTATCTTTTTC